AAAAAGTTTCATGAGGATCCTTTTAAGCAAATGCGCCGTGACATGGACGCAGCATTAAATGGTTTTGATGATACCGCATGGTCAAAAGACCAGTATGTGGCAAATATCCTTCAACGGCATGTGCAACAACGCACTGCGTCTTTGTACGCTAAAAACCCAAAAGCTTCTGCCAAGCGGCGCAGCCGCATGGACTATGAGATCTGGGATGGCGATGAGGACACTTTGAAGGAGGCGTATCAAGCGTCTGCGTCTGCTCAGAAGATTGGAGCGCCAATACCTCTTGACGCTCAAGCCATTATTATGGATTACGAAAAAGGTCAATCGCACCGCAAAATGCTAGATAATGTGTCGAGAACCCTCGAAACTTTGTTTGACTATTACATGGCGGAGCAACAGCCGAACTTCAAAGCGCAAATGAAGGCTCTTGTCCGGCGCGTTGTCACAACCGGAATTGGTTTTGTGAAGGTTGGATTCCAGCGCGAAATGGACAGAAGCCCAGATGTGGCGGCAAAGATTGCTGATATCCAAGCACAGATTGACCATATCCGTAGACTGACTGAAGAAGTGTCGAAAGGCGAGATCGATCGAGATGACGCTGAGATGGAAGAGTTAATGCTGTCTCTAAAGTCATTGATGGACGCGCCTATGATTACCGTCAGGGAAGGTCTTGTCTTTGATTTCCCTGAGTCCAACAGCATTATTGTTGATCCAATGACACGGCAGATGCGTGGATTTGTTGGCGCAAGTTGGGTTGCCCATGAAATGTATCTCACTCCTGATGAAGTCAAGGAGATATACGATGTCGATCTAAAGGATAAATATCGTCAGTATGACATCAAAGGCCGTTTGATGGGGCCAGAAGATCAGTACCAAAACCGTAGCAGCTATGACGATATTGACTCTGAAGCCGCTAAAGAAGGTCTGGTTCTGATTTGGGAATACTATGACCGGAAAGCCGGTGTCCAATACTGCATAGCTGATGGACACGATGACTTTCTGCGTGAGCCAATGGCTCCAGATGTAAAAGTGGAGACATTTTGGCCAATATTCACGCTGGTCTTTAATGAGATCGAGCATAAAGACCACCTTTACCCGCCGTCAGACATTAGCCTGCTTATCCCGATGCAGCACGAATACAATCGAGCCAGACAAGGTCTGCGAGAGCATCGCCGTGCTAATCGGCCTAAATATGCAGCACCGGCTGGTGTCTTGGAGGAAGCGGATAAAGACAAGCTTGCGACCCATCCAGCCAACGCCATCATCGAACTGCAAGCTATGGCGGCTGGCCAGACTGTTGGCGATGTAATCCAGCCAATCAAACAAATTGGTATTGACCCCAACCTTTATGAAGTTAAGACCATTTTTGATGACATCCAGCTAGTTGTTGGCGCTCAAGAGGCGCAATTCGGCGGAGTATCGAAGGCGACAGCAACAGAGACAAGCATCGCTGAGTCTGCTCGGATGTCATCGATGGGCGCAAATGTTGACGAATTAGATAGTTTTATGAGCGAAATCGCTAGAGCGGCTGGCCAAGTTATGTTGCTTGAGTTGTCTATTGATGAGGTAAAGAAGATTGTTGGGCCTGGGGCCGTGTGGCCTGAAATGTCAAGAGACACCGTCCAAGAAGAAGTTTTCTTGGAGATCGAGGCTGGTTCAACTGGCAAGCCGAACCGTGCCGCAGAACTTGCCAACATCGAGCGCATCATGCCGTTCTTGCTGCAAATACCTGGCATCAATCCAGTTTGGCTAGCAAAAGAACTGCTCAAGCGCCTTGACGACAAGCTTGAGATAAATGAGGCCATTGCCGATCAGATTCCATCGATTGTGTCTATGAACCAGATGCAAGGACAAGGAACTGGTGATCCAGCAATGCAGGGGCCGCAAGCTGGCGGCGCTGCTAATGCGCCTCAACAATTACCATCTGGATCGCTGCCACCGATGGGGAACCGGTAATTTTGGCGGCACTGTTGAAACATACGATCAAAAAAGTATATAATGATCTACAAACAAAGGACGATAAACATGATCAATGAGATCGAAGAGGGGCTAGCGTCTGATGCTCCTGTTGAAGAACAAGACGAAGAAGCGCAGTCGTCTAGCGCCGTAGAGAGCGAAACTGAGGCTGATTTGCTGGCTGTCGTACAAGATACGTTGCAGCCGGAAGAGCAGAACGAGGAAGCGGATTCGCAACCGCATGAGGAAGAGTCAGAAGAGGATGACGATGATCTAGAACATGATGACGAAGACAGCGGCGATCTTGCCGCAAGTGAGTCTTTTGATGATGTTCCGTTCAACAAGCACCCTCGGTTCAAGAAGCTTATCAATGAGCGAAACGAACTGCGACCAAAGGCAGAACAGTACGACCAAATAACAGGTTATCTACAAAGGGAAGGTTTATCGCCGGAGGAAGCCGCCAAAGGGTTTGAGATTATGTCTCTGATGAAAAACAACCCATTGGAAGCTGCTAAAGCTTTACAGCCTTACCTAGACAACCTTTCAGTCGCAACTGGGCAGACTTTGCCGCAAGACGTACAGCAACGTGTTGATGATGGCTATATTGATGAAAGTGACGCAGCGGAGATCGCCAGATTAAGGGCGGAAAACCAGCGTATTGGTTCGCGGGAAGCGATAACGCAAGAGCAAATCAATAGATCAAATCTTCAGCAAGCTCAAAACCAAACAGTTAACGCTGTTGTGGCTTGGGAGCAAAAGATCAGATCGAGCGATCCTGACTATGACCTCAAAGCAGATGAGTTGGATGATCGAGTTAAGGTTATTATGTCTGACCGCCGTGCGGCGGGTAATGCAAGTCCACTTTCGCCAGATGAGGCGCTAGGCATAGCCAAGCAGGCTTACGAGGAAGTGAACCGCAGAACCCAAGCTAGGGTCGGTAATAAGAAGCCAATCAGGTCGGCATCCGGTGGTAAATTGGGCGGAACCCCACACGCAGAGCCAAACAGCCTTATGGAAGCTGTGCAAAACGCTCTTTCTAGTTCCGCTTAACCCGAGAGGAAGAAGAGAATGGCATTTACTAGTGCAGAGTTGGCCAATATTGCCAACGCAGCCTTGGACTATTACATAGAAAAAGGCAAGGTACTAAGCCAGACACTCGCGGATAAGCCTCTGCTTAGTGCTATGGACGGCAAAGCAAAGACTTTCCCAGGTGGAAAAGGCGAAGTATCAGTCGCAGTCAAAGGCGACTACACAACAACTGTTGATGGTTACACTCACAATGCGACTGTGACCTACGCAAACCCAGCCAACATCAAACGTGCCAACTATGCTTGGAAAGAGCATCACTCAGGCATTTCGTTGACACTTACCGAACTGAAGAAAGACGGTATCAGTGTCACCGATAGTTTGAACGGAGCCGGAACATCAAACCATTCTGGTCGTGACCAGACTGTGTTGGTTAACTTGTTGCAAGACAAGCTAGATGACATGATGGAAGGCTATTCACGCGGTATGAACACATTTTTGTACGGCGATGGAACGGCTGACCCTGATGCGATTGCGGGTATTCAGACACTGATTAAGGATGTTCCAGGAACAGGAACAACTGGCGGCTTGTCTAACGCAACCAACACTTGGTGGCAGAACCGTGCAGATGTGGCAATTGCGACAACAGCAACTGGTCAAGAACTGATCGAAAAGCTTCACACTGAAATGCGCCAATTGAAGCGTTTTGGTGGCCGCCCAGATATTGCGGTTTGTGGATCAGCTTTCCTCGATCGCCTTGCTGACGAACTCCGCCGCAATGGTAACTACTCGCAAACAGGCTTCTCACGCGGCCAGAACATTGCGATGGGTGAGATCACATATAACGGTCTGACCTTCCAGTACGATCCAACACTCGATGATCTGTCAATCACTTCTCAGAACCCTGACAAGCGTTGCTACATCATCGATTCTTCAAAGCTTTGCATGTACTACATGGACGGCGAGAAGATGAAGCGGCATAGCCCAGCACGGCCAGCCGATCAATATGTGATGTATCGTGCTTTGACCACAACCGGCGCTTTGGTTGCTACGCAGCTAAACTGTCACGGCGTTTACGAAATCGCCTAACAACAAGCTGGAGCAGTAATCGTGCTGCTCCAGCTATTTTTATTGGAGGATTAAATGATTGAATACGGTTCAGTCGATATCGCAATTGGGGGGGATTCCAGAGCGGTAATTCACAAAAACACTGTGTCTATTCCAGAAATTGTAATTTTGCAGTCGCTGCACGGCGATGACGCAATTACCAACATTCGCATCGATGGCACTTGGGATACACCAGATGATGTCGAAAGAGATCGCCTTGGTATCCTTTACAAGGACAGCAAGGTCATTGAGGTGTTTCAAAAATATGGTGATTTGCCCAAAACCTTGAAGGACGCACGGATTGGTGAAGCATTGCTTGATCCAGTTTTCGTCAAAGAATTGTCTGAGGTTCCAGCACCAAAAAAGACAATCCGCAAACGCGCTCGAAAGGCAGACGGTTCATTTAAGGCAGATGATCCGACCACTCCACAGAATGAAGCATGGGAGCAGTAAATGGCTAGAGGAACATCTTTAGGCACTTTGATCGAGGATTTGCGCGCCGAAATAGGGCATTCCCTTCAACCCAGCCTTGGGCGGTCAATGAGAGATGTTCTTGTTAACTATTTGCAGAGAACACAGCGCCGGTTATGGGAAGACTATAGCTGGCCTTTTCTCCGCGTTAAACGAGATCTGAGCATTAGCGCAACCCAACGATATTACAATCTTCCGTCAGATGTAACTTTCGAGCGCATCGAATTGGTTGAGTTTAAGCATGGTGATGTCTGGCATAAGCTGGTTTACGGCATAGGCAGAGACGAGTTAAACCAACACGACTCAGACAGAAACGTGACCAGTTATCCGATCAGGCGCTATGATTCCTACGAAGGCAATCAATTAGAATTTTGGCCTGTTCCTTCTACGAACAGCGTGGCATCTAGCGGCGCTGGCGAAGTTCGCATAACTGGCATTAAAAATCTAAGCCCCTTCATTGCATCGGCTGATTTAGCAGATCTAGATGACCAGCTTATAATTTTGTACGCAGCCGCCGAAATAGCTGCTCGGCAAAAGCAAGCAGATGCTCAGAACAAGTTGCAGCAAGCTAACGCCCATTACTCAAGGCTAAAGGCACGGCTTGCCAAGACCGACACATTCGTCATCGGAGGCGGAGAACCAGAAGGGATGTACCGTCCAAAAGGCCCACCACTTGTTGCTAGGATCTAAGTATGCCTTACATTCTTGTTGAAGACTTTCGATCGGGCTTAGACGCTAGACGCATGAACGTGACCAGCAACCCTGGAACGCTTGTAACCCTAACTAACGCGCACATCACCAGAGGCGGCGAGATAGAGAAGCGCCCAGCCTTTGTGAGCCTTGCCGCCTTACCAAGTAACACTTTCGGTCTAGCGGCGGCTGGGGGACAAATATACACGTTTGGGAGTGACCCTTCATCATCCGTGACCTTTGCTTCCGGCACACCGGCAAACGTGAACTATATCCAACTTGCTCATCCAACAGGCGAAGCAATGACAAAGGTCTTATCGACAGACTTTTTCAATGGACAGGTCTACGCCGCTGCGGAGTACGCTGATGGGCGTATATACCATTATTATAACGGTGCGCGTATTACTGACTGGTTTGATGGTCGCGCAAGAGCGAAATTCAGTATTACGGCTGGGACGCTTGGCGGCACATCTGCAAGCGGATCATTTGAGGTAACAGGCGGAACAGCTAACCCAGGCGATGATATCCGCGTTGTTCGCGTTAACAATGTTGAAATAACGAATAACACAAGCACAATCGCACACACCGGCAACAACACGACATCCGCTGAGAACGTCAGAGATGCAATCAACGCTTTTACTTCTGTGCCTAATTACACAGCGACAGCCGCTGCCGGAGTCGTAACTATCACGGCTGCCGACCACGGCATTGCCTCAAACGGCTTTGCCGTAACTGTTACAACCCAAGGCGGCTATACAGTCGGAAACATTAACGCGCTATCTGGCGGCGTTGATAACGCAGTCACAAGCATCACTGTAAACGGAGTTTCTGTATTTCAAGGGCAAGTTGTTTGGAACACATCGAACACCGCAACAGCCACCGCTATAGCAGATGCTATAAATTCGTTTACATCAGCACCTAATTTTGAAGCAACTTCAGTTGGTTCGTCTGTGAATATAATGTCAGACGATAGCGGTGCTGGGCAGAACAATGATGTTGTGGTTGTCAATGTAAGCGGTAATGTAACTACAGCTTTTAGCCCACCAGCCCAGAATTATTTGGATGGAGGTGCGGCGAGTAACAACATCAACGGTTATATCCCTGGCGCTTTTGTTCGTCCGGCAAAATCAAAAATGTATGCCTTGTCTGACTCTCTTTTGCATTTCTCGGCAATTGATGACCCTAACGAGTGGAATGACGCAACGCTTGGCGCTGGCTTTATCAACTTGTCCAACAATGCAAAAGGATCTGAAGACCTAAAAGCTATCGCCAACTATTTTAACAACATCGCTGTTTTTGCTGAACAAGCAATTCAGATTTGGTTTGTTGATGCAGATGAAGCTTTAAACCAGCAAATACAAGTGCTGGTGAATACTGGTACAATAGCGCCTAAATCAGTGGTTGAATTTGGTGATAACGATGTTTTCTATTTGTCTCTATCAGGTATCAGATCGTTACGTTCGCGGGATAGCTCCAACGCAGCCTTCGTTGGCGATATTGGCAATCCGATCGATGATCTCATTAGTACAGAAATTAACACGAACCGTGATGCAGCGGAGCAGGCAACTGCCATTCTTGAGCCGCAAGACGGACGGTATTTGCTGGCGGTTGGGTCAAAAGTGTATGTTTTCTCTTATTTCCCATCATCAAAAGTGTCGGCGTGGAGTGTTTACGAGCCTGGATTTTCAGTAAACGAATGGGCTTATGACGGCGCTCAGATTTTAGCTAGAAGCGGAAACGATCTTTACAGCCTTGGCGGTGAGAACCGAAACACATATGACAATTCCACTGTGACAGTGCAATTACCCTTCCTCGATGGCTCCTCTCCAGCGACAGCCAAAGACTTCTATGGACTTGATATAACTTGCGAAAACGAGTGGGACATACAAGTCGCCACAGACCCTAGTGATATATCGCTTTTGGAAACAGTGGCCACAGTCAACAAGACTACCTATGGAATGGGTAGAGCAAGCATGATTGGGTATTCAACCCATATAGCGCCAAGACTTATTTGCGCAAAAAATGGGTATGCGAGATTGGGAAATATTGCAATCCACTATAACCAAAGCGAGGCCGGATGATTTATGGGAAGCCGACTGCTTTTGAAATTTATGATGTTGCAAAGCGGATGCGCCAAAGGGATTACGATGAAATTGTTTGCACAACCTATTCGCAGAACAGGGAAGAGTTAGCCGCCTTTTTGGGCGAAACGTGGTCAGCATGTGAGACGACAATTGGCTGTGGAACGAAAGAAGACGGAATCATAGCTGTTCTAACATATGTGCCGCTGCGACCTAATGTGTGGAGTTTTGGGATGTTTGCGACAGATGACTTTCAAAAAATCGGAGCGCAACTGACAAGGCTTATAATAAAGCGTATAATTGGAGCCATAGAACAGACAGGCGCTCATCGAGTCGAGTGCCAATCGATCGAGGGATATGAGGAAGTCCATAACTGGTTAGAGTTTCTGGGATTAAAAAAGGAAAGTCTTATTAAAGGATTTGGGCGCAACGGAGAAAATTTTATCACGTTTGCTTATGTGAAAGAGAGTGTTGAGCCGGTCAAGTGGGCTGGTTCGGGAAGGATTGAAAATGTGCGGTAGCGGCGGCGGAAACAATAGCGAAGCTGAAGAGGCTCGGAAACGAGAAGACGAGCGGCAAGCCAAGATCCGTGATGGACGAGAGCAGATCGATCAAAACTTTAATCAGTTTGATGATGATTATTTTGCTGGCCGCCGCCAGTCTTATCTTGATTATGCAAAGCCCCAGTTTGACGACCAGCTGACAGATGCTTCAAAAAGCCTTCTTGCTGCTTTGTCTCGAAGCGGGTTGTCGGATT